TGTATTGATGTCTATTAATGACTTACTTTATTGGATTATGCCAGACCAAATGATTATGAGTGCTGCAGGTGAGGGTGAAGGTGTTCAGGGTTCAGAAGAAATTGATGACACTACTGACCCACCGACAATTAGAGCAAAAGGATTGTTCTTCCCTGTATTGATACACGAATTGATTAAGGGAGTATATGAAGTATTGGGTACCGCAGGTCTTCCAGATGACCCTAAAGCCGCAGAAATGGTTATGGGTCAGACAGATACATTACCATATGAAGTATGGGACTTAAGGTTAGGTCCTGTTATATGGGACAAGTTTAAGGCATCTTATCCTGATAAATTATATGAGGATGATATGAGAGAAATTCAAAACTATCTATTCTCTCGTTTTTCAGCCTTATCTACAGATGAATTTTTTGAAGTGGCTCGTATGATACTTTCAGGCTCTAACGAAGGTAAAATTATTGTTGAAAAAATGGTTAATGAAATTATCGAAGAGTTAAAGGGTTATGAATATGAAGATGCAATGTCTCAGTATAGTGACGATGATAACGACGATGATATGGATTTAGATGACTTGTTAGGTGACTTAGGTATTTCTTTAACATAAAAAATTATTAAAATGTCTTTATGGCGTTAACAAAAGAAAAAGTATTATTAGAGTATGCGAGGTGTGTAAAAGACACCTCGTATGCGTTAAAGACATATCTACAGACATATGATAATACTCAATCAAAGTATGTCCCTTTGGAGTTGTTTCCTGACCAAGACCATTTAATAAACGACTACGATACTTACGAGGAGAATATAGCACTTAAATACCGTCAGGCAGGTGTATCAACAGTAACTTCGGCATGGATATCAAAAAAACTTATTACAGCATCTAAATCTAAACCTGAAAAAATTCTTATTATCGCAAACAAACTTGACACCTCTGTGGAGATGGCAAGTAAGATAAGAGCATTTATTGAACAGTGGCCATCATGGTTTGGAGTTAACTTTTCTAATGAAAAGAACTCACAACGACACTACAAGTTAACCAACGGATGTGAGGTAAAAGCGGTTGCAACATCTAAGGACGCCCTTCGTGGATATACCCCCACAATACTTGTATTTGATGAGGCTGCGTTTATTGAAGCAGATAACGATTTCTGGTCTGCGTGTATGGCGTCACTTTCTACAGGAGGTAAAGTGATTGTGATATCAACACCTAACGGTTTTGACCCCATATATTATTCTATCTATGACCAGTCGTTACGAGGTATGAACGACTTTAGGATTACCGAGATGTATTGGTATCGTGACCCTCGATACGCAAGAGATTTAAAACTCATTAAATGTAATGATATCGTTCATTATATGTTGAATAGAGAGGATTATAAGGACGAGGAGATAACATTAGATTATTCACATATAAACCCGATGAAACGGGATTTTGAAGAAATAAAAACACATTTCTTGGATGGGTACAAACCATATTCATCATGGTTTGAGGGTATGGCTAAAAAACTTAAGTTTGATAGACGTAAGATTGCTCAGGAATTGGAGTGTAATTTCTTGGGTTCGGGTGATAACGTTATTCCTTCTGATACGGTAGAAAAAATTAAGGAAAACTTTATTCGTGACCCTGAAAACAAATTTATGGGGGGTGCGTTATGGCAATGGAAGGAACCTGTGGTAGGTCACAAATACATTATGGGTATTGATGTTTCTCGTGGTGATAGTGAAGACTTTACCACATTCTGTATTATAGACTTTGACGAACGAGAACAGGTATTGGAGTACTTAGGTAAGATACCTGCCGATGTTGATGCTGAGGTCGCATACAAATGGGCGACTATGTATTCAGCGTTTGTTGTGATTGATATTACTGGAGGTATGGGGGTTTCTACCGCTCGTAAACTTCAGGAAATGAATTATAAGGATTTATATGTTGATGGTACAAATGCTGCGGACAAATGGAAGTACAACCCAAAGGCAATGGAAAAGATACCAGGTCTTAACTTTAATTCAAAACGTGTTCAAATTGTAGCTGCTTTTGAAGAGTCCTTAAGACACAATTTTATTGTTCGTTCTTCTCGTTTAATGAATGAATTAAATACGTTTGTATATATTAACGGAAGACCTGACCACATTAAAGGACAACACGACGACCTTATCATGGCAATGGCTATGGCGATATATGTTGGTGAAAACTCATTTACACAACTTGAAAAGGTTACCGAACAAACTAAGGCGATGATGGAAAGTTGGATGGTTAATGAAACTCCTGTTAAAAATGCAACAAGAGATTTTAATCCAGGTTTACCTGTAATGCCAAATAATCAAAACCATCATAGAAGAATAGATGGTTACACAAAAAAGGATTATGAAGACTACGGATGGTTATTTGGTGGTATCAGGAGATAACCTTTAATTAATTTAAGTAAAGATTATATTTATCTAAAAAACGATGGCTCAGAATAATAATTATACAATATGGCAGAGGTTAGGTAAGGTTTTTGGACCTGACTCTACTTTAGACCAACAAGCTCCCGTATATCAGTTTGATAAAAAAGAAATTTTAAAAACAACCGACAAAAAAGAATACGAAAGAGAAAAATTACAAGCACAGCAAACTCTTTATTTAGGTCAGCAATGGCAAAAGATTGAAAACAATCTTTACACCCAAGCAGTTTATTATGAACCAACTCGTTTGGCCTCGTTTTATGATTATGAGAGTATGGAATATACTCCCGAAATTTCTGCAGCATTAGATATATATTCGGAAGAGTCAACAACACCTGATGAAGATGGGTACATCCTACAGATTTATTCTGAAAGTAAAAGAATAAAATCTATATTAGGTGATTTATTTAATAATAGATTGGATATAAATGTTAATTTACCTATGTGGACACGTAATACGTGTAAATATGGTGATAATTTCGTATACCTAAAATTAGACCCAGAAAAAGGTATTATGGGTGCTCAACAATTACCGAATATTGAAATATCACGTCAGGAGAGAGGTATGAAAATTAAACCTGAGAGAAACACTACTGAAACTGAAAATGACGCATTAAAGTTCTTATGGCAAAATAAAGACATGGAATTTAACACATGGGAGATTGCCCATTTTAGACTTTTAGGTGACGATAGAAAATTACCTTACGGTACGTCTATGTTGGAAAAAGGTAGAAGAATATGGAAACAACTTATACTTTCTGAAGATGCGATGTTAATTTATAGAACATCAAGAGCACCCGAAAGAAGGGTGTTTAAAGTTTTCGTTGGTAATATGGACGACAAGGATGTTGAGCCATACGTAAACAGGGTTGCAAATAAGTTTAAAAGAGACCAAATTGTGGACTCAACAAATGGTAATGTAGATTTAAGGTACAATCAAATGGCCGTTGACCAAGATTATTTTATTCCCGTCCGTGACCCCAACTCACCCAACCCAATTGATACTTTACCAGGTGCTCAGAACTTATCAGAGATTGCAGATATTGAGTATATCCAAAAGAAATTATTAACCTCATTACGTGTACCCAAAGCTTTCTTAGGTTTTGAAGAGGTTGTTGGTGACGGTAAAAATCTATCATTACAGGACATTAGATTTGCACGTACTATCAATAGAATTCAAAAATCTATGATACAAGAATTAAATAAAATTGCAATAATACACTTGTATTTATTAGGATTTGAAGATGAGTTAGGTAACTTTACATTAGGTTTAACTAACCCATCTACACAAGCTGACCTCCTTAAGGTTGAACAATGGCAACAAAAAATTCAGTTATATAGAGATGCAGTTACAGACCCAGGAAACGGTATATTACCTGTTTCTTCATCTTGGGCTAAGAAACATATACTTGGATTTAGTGATGAAGAAATTAAGTTAGACTTACAACAACAACGTATAGAAAAGGCAGTTGCAGGTGAACTTGAAAAAACTTCTGAAGTTATTTCTAAAACAGGTATATTTGCTAACCTTGATAAGTTATACGGAAACAAACCTGGTGAGGGTGGAGATGCTGAAGGTGGAGAAACTACTGATGACGGAGGTATGGGAGATTTAGGTGGAGCACCACCAATGGGAGGAGGTGACTTAGGAGGTGACTTAGGTGGAGATTTAGGTGGAGATTTAGGTGGTGACTTAGGTGGTGGAGAAGAAGGTGGAGGTGAAGCTCCACCCGCAGAAGAACCACCAGTGGAGAGATTTGTTAGAAATAAAGATTTAGACTTATTAGTTGAGGATGACATAATTAAGGGTAAAAGTGTTTTAGACCTGTCTAAAGGTAGACAATCTTTAGGTGAGATGGAGGATAAATTGAACGCATTACTAAAAGACTGATATTTATAAAATAAAATATCATGAATTCATTTGGATATATTAAAACAAAAATAGAAAAGGTCTTCTCAAAAGGTCACTATGACAAAGACTTTAAGAAAAATATTAAAGAATTCAAAAAGTATGTTTTAGACCAAAGACCAATTGCGGAAGCGTATTTTTTGTATGATGAGTTATCTTCACAAAAAGGTTTGAATGAAAATGTTGTGGACGATTATATTTCAGAGTCATTTGAACATTTAAAAACCATTATTGATACAAATAAAAAGAAAATCCATGACTTAAGCGAATGGATTGATAGTATTCTTGGAGAAGGTGTAAACAATAATTACGAAGATATAGATAAACAAATCTATACCAAAAATGTTGTTAAAAACTTAGAATCTCTTATTGAGTCTAAACAAAGAATTAGAAAAAATCTTATGACTACAAAAGTAGTTAAAGAGAGTAGGTCCGTTAACTTACCTCTTTCTTCTATGTTAAAAATTGCAACCAATACCTTTAACAAAGAATTTGAAAATTTAAATGAGTCAGAAAAGAAAGAGTTCAAACACTTAACATCATTAAAAGGTGAAAAGTTAACTGAGGAGATTAATAGAGTAAAAAGTTCTGTTTTAGAAAAATTATCAAATAACTTAAACGAGTCTAAAGAATCGGATTTAAAAGAAAAAATTCAAAAGACAATAGATAAAATAAATGAATCTGAAGTTTCTGTTATGTCCTTATATAAGTTAAGTCAGTTAGAAAAGGGTTTATAATGAGAAAATTTTTTATGTCCTTAATGGGGGATGTTGATGGTCAAAAATCGTCAAAAAGATTTATAACCCTCATAGCATTTCTTATGATGTGTGTCGCATTTATTGCCAACATATTTATGGACATACCCTTACAACAATTTGTATGGGATGGAATGATGTATATTGTTTGGGCTGGTTTAGGTTTTACCACATTAGAAAAATTCTCCCGAAGTAGGGGAACCGAAGAATAAAAAAGGGACTCATTCAGAGTCCCTTCTTTTTTTATCTTTATATATTGCTTTCTTTTTTTTCTCTCTGTTTTTTTCAGAGTCTTTAGTGTACTGTTCACCATCTCTTATTTTCTCAAGTTGTTTGGTTTTATAAACCTTAAACTTATATTGTTTAAGAGCCGCCTCTATATTTTTCTTTTTTACTTTTACTATTAGCATAAATTATTTCTCCTTATTATAAATATGACTTTTTTTGACATAAGTATAATATTATACTATATTTTCTTTAAATCAATAAACTTTAAATAAAGATGGGATTACATGAAGAAGGGAAAAACGTCACAATTAAAACTATTCAGTGACGCA